AATTAATTTAATGAATATACCTAATGATAATAATATAGAGGTAAAAGTACTGGCTGCTTTAATGAATACCTCAGATGCTATACATACTATAGCCTCAGTACTCCGACCTAGTAGCTTTTATACTAATGAGAATAGGCTAATATATGTAACTTGTATAGACTTATATAATGCGAGTAAGATACCAGATATGAGCCTAGTAGCTGCTGAGCTTAAAAGCAAAGTAGATTTAGTGTATATATCTGAGATAGCTGGGGAGTTTTGCGATGAGATGGTACTACCTGACTATTGCCTCGTATTAAAAGAGCTGGAGATGAGGAGGGATATGCTAGCAGGAATTAATAAGATGCAAAAAGCAGCCGATTTAAACAATGATATTTTTGATTTAACTGTTGAGGTTAGTAGCTATATTGATAAGGTAGGAGCAGCTCCTAAAGAAGCTATTATAAACACTAGTACACTTTTTAAAGATACCTTTACAGCAATAGAGGAGGCTAGTAATAGTACTGGAGGCTGTACTGGTATATCTACTGGCTTTAGTGATTTAGATAGGCTAACTAATGGATTTGGTAAAGGGGAGCTAATAATAGTAGCTGCACGACCTGGAATGGGAAAAACTACCTTAGCCCTTAACTTTATGTTAGAGGCTGTTAAACAAGATAAGAGGGTACTTATGTACTCTGTAGAGATGACTGCCACTGAGCTAGGATTAAAACTAGTATCTAACTTATCTGGAATAGAGGGGGATAGAATAAATAGAGGCAAACTAACAGAGGATGAGTATAAAGGGGTTTTTAATGATACCTCAGCTATTATCAACTCTGGGCTACTTAATGTAGATGCTGAAACCTCTGACTTATTCGGTATTAAGAATGTAGCTAAAAAGCTAAATCATAAAACTAAAATAGATATGATTATAATAGACTATTTACAGCTACTATCTGGGGGAGATAAGACTAATAAGCAACAAAATAGAGAGCAGCAAATCTCTTTTATTAGTAGGCAATTAAAAGCCCTAGCTAAGGAATTAGATATCCCTATTATCTGCCTTAGTCAACTTAGTAGAGCTGTAGAGAGTAGAGGGAATAAACGCCCTATGCTATCCGATTTAAGAGAGAGCGGCGCTATAGAGCAGGATGCTAATAAAGTACTTTTTATATATAGAGAGGGTTATTACTCTAAAAATAATGATAATACTACAGAAATAATAGTAGCTAAAAATAGGGCTGGTAGTTTAGGAACTGCTACTCTACAATTTTACGGGGCTACCTCCTCATTTATTAATGATGGGTTTACTCCTTTTTAAAAAATAATATGTATCTTTGTAATAAATAAATTAATAAAATGAATATATTAAATACTGCAGATAAAATTGTAAATGGCCGACAAGAGGAAAAGAGTAGAGAGTATGGCCCTTTTGATGAATCAATGGAAAAAGCCGCAAGGATAGCGTCTGAGTTAACGAATAAGGAAATTACTACAAAAGATTTTTATCTTTGTTTAATAGCTTTAAAATGCTCCAGGATGGCATACAACTTAAAAGAAGATACTCTATTAGATTTAGTAGCTTATGTAGGAGCCTTAAATAATTATAATACAAAATAATATGGATATAAATAGTGAATATAAACAACTTGTTTATAGTGTATTATCTAAAGGGGTGGATATTATTGGGCGAAATGGCAAAACAAAAGTACTAGTTAACCAAACACTAAATATTGATATATCAAATGACATTATACCTATTCTTTCATTAAAAAAGATATTTTATAAAAAAGCATTCGCTGAGTTTATTTGGATGTTAAAAGGCACAAATAATATAGAATATTTGCAGAAGCATGGTATTAGATGGTGGGATAGCTGGGCAGATAAAGATAATAATTTGCAGAAATCGTATGGGTACCAGCTAAGAAATTTTAATGGAACTTTTGACCAGCTAGATTATGTAATTAAAGAATTAAATAAAAAAGGTACATCCAGAAGAGCACATATTACACTCTGGAACCCTAGCAATTTAGATAGTCAAGAACTACCTTGCTGTTATACCTCCTTCAACTTTGTGAAAATTAATAACCAACTAGAGATGATTATGAATTTTAGGAGCTCAGATGTATTTTTGGGGCTGCCGTATGATATAATTGTAGGCTCTTTATTTGCTAAATATATTGCCGATAAAACAGGGTTGGTCGCAACTAAATTGCATATAAATTTATCGAATGCTCATATATATGAAGCGCATAATAAACAAGCAAACAGCATGGCACAAAATAATGCGTTTACAGTACCTACAATTAGCATAGGAAATTTTAAATGTATAGATACATATATCGTATCTAACTATAAAAGTAATGAATATATAAAAACTAAAATAATAAAATAATGAAACTAGTAGAAGAATTTAATCCTATAAGAAAATGGGCAGAGAGTAAAGGCATATATCAGTCGGGAGATATAAAGACACAAACTTTAAAGCTAATAGAGGAGGCAGGTGAGTTAGCTAGAGCATGTTTAAAAGATGATAAAGAAGAATTTATAGATGCTATAGGGGATTGTGTAATAGTGTTAGTTAGTATTGCAGAATTAGGGAGTACCCATTTTAATGATAGTAGTATAACTTTAGAAGAGTGCACCAATACAGCATACAAAGTTATAGTAGATAGAAGAGGTAAAATGAATAATGGAACTTTTGTAAAAAATGAATAGAATAGAATTTAATATAAAGCCCTGCCCTAAGCCTAGAATGACTAGAGCGGATAAATGGAAGCAGAGGCCTATTGTGCTTAAATACTGGGCTTTTTGTAATGAGCTAAAACTACAAGCTAATCGGCTTAGTTATGTGCCAGGAGATAAAGTAAGTTTAATCTTTTATATTCCTATGGCTAAATCCTGGAGTAAAAAAAAGAGGGATTTAATGCTAGGGAAACCTCACCAACAAAAACCAGATATTGATAATTTAGCTAAGGCTTTTTTGGATGCTCTATTAAAAGAGGATAGTTATGTATGGAGCTTAACAGCTGAAAAGTACTGGAGTAATGAGCCTAGTATAGTAGTGCTAAAAGATGAGTAGGAGTAATTTGTTAATTCTTGTTGATAAGTTAAGGCTAGAATGTATAAAAAAAAGATATATTTGTATTAATAATAATTTAACAGATAAAAAAATGGGAGATTTTAAACATAAACCAGGTTCAGGGAGTGCTTTTAAAAACAGCTACAAAGATAAGGAAACCCAACCAGATTATAAAGGCTCTGTAGTGCTTAATGATGGTACTGAGCAACAAATAGCTATTTGGATTAAAGAGGGTAATAATGGGAAATTTTTTAGTATAGCCCTATCGGATGTATATGTTAAGCCTAATAATGATAATATAAATGCAAGTACTAAGAATGAGGACACTGACCTACCTTTTTAAATTAGAAAAAGATACTATTTTTGTATCGGCTGAGCATAAGGTTATAATGCTACGATATTATCAGAATATAGATAATGCTCTTAAGATGTTACAGCCTTCCTCTGATAGTTTTAGATTATTAGATGAGATAATGCTAGTAATTATGGACTACTCTAATAGTTTTAGTGAGGAGAGAGATACCTATTTTTACGAATGGATAAGAGTAATACCTACTAATTTAACTTATGCTGTAGCTGGTTTTATCTCAGGCTTAAAGGATGCTGATAATACTGAGCTCTGTAATATATATTACTCAGAGGTGCTCCAAGCTGCCTCTAAGTGCCTAGAGAGCCTTAATATTGTAGAGCCTTATGATGATTAAAGGAGATGTATATAAAGCCTTAGAGAGTGGCTACAGCAAGTTTAAAGATGTAGCCCTTAATATCTGTAATGATGAGGATAAGGCTAGTGATGTAGTACAAATGACTATGCTAGCTCTTTTAAAGATGCCTAAAGAAACTCTTCAGGACATTCATAATAAAGATGGGCTTTTATGGTACGTTATTAGGATTATTAATCTAAATATTAAGAGTAAGACTAGCAGATATTACTATAAATATAATAAATATTATGAGCTTATAGATGGGGGCACTTGTTCTAGCTCTTACTCTCCTGATTTTTATGAGAATAAGCCTGGAGATAATGATAGGAGTACTACGCATATTAGATTAGATGCTATAGATGAGCTCTTAAAATCAGTTTACTGGTACGATAGGGAGTTATTTTTAACGTATTACTACGGGCAGTTTACACTAGATACACTAGCTGAAAAGACTGGAATAAGTAGGACTAGTATTTTTTACACTTTAAAAAAAGTAAGGGAATTTTTAAAAGAGAATATAAATGACAAAGCCAAAGAAATTAAAGAAATTGAGTAACTTTGCCCTAGCCGCTGCTAAGTTTGCAGCTGGAGGCTTTATTAAA